CCTTGAACACCAGCGTCACCGTTCGTACCTTGTAAACCTTGAACACCGTCGGAAGGTCCTTGAATACCTATACCAGCGTTGCCTTGAACACCTTGTGTAGATTGGTTGCCTTGAACACCTTGCAGTCCAATAGTACCTTCTGAACCTTGAACACCTTGTAATATTTGTCCTTGCAGTCCTTGCAGTCCTTGAACACTCTGTATACCTTGAATACCTTGTGTGCCTTGAGTACCAGTTTCTCCAATCGTGCCTTGAGTCCCTTGGATACCTTGGATACTTACGCCGCCTGTACCTTGTAAACCTTCATCACCGCCAAGACCTTGAATACCGGTAGCACCTTGTAAACCGTTAGGTCCTGGAACAGCTTCTCCTTGAAGACCTTGAACGCCGGTACCAAGTAAACCTTGTATCCCTTGAACGCCGTCAGTACCAATCGTACCTTGAAGAACGCTGCCTTGAATACCTTGAGCACCTGTGTCGCCTACACCAGTCGTACCTTGTAAACCTTGAACAGAACCGGATGGTCCTTGTAAACCTTGAAGACCGCCTGGTCCATCGCCACCATCGCCACCGATAAGTCCTTGGAAACCATCAGCGCCTTGAATACCTTGAGCACCTTCACCTTCGGGACCTTCAGGACCAAGATCACCTTGGATACCTTGATGGCCTTGTAAACCAAATCCTGCTGGTCCATTAGGACCTTGAACACCTTGGGCACCTGCAGCATCTAAACCTTGCATCCCTTGGAATCCTGGCTGACCGTCAAATCCTAGCGAACCTTGAACACCTTGAGTACCCTGAACTACCGCTCCAGCTGGAGCAGAAGGTCCTTGAATACCTTGAACAGAATTTCCTTCTGGACCTTCGTCACCTATAATACCTTGTAAGCCTTGAGCACCTTCTGATCCAAAACCAGTCTGCCCAATTGTTCCTTGAAGACCACCAGTGCCTTGAAGACCTTGAAGACCTTGAGCTCCACTTCCGCCACCGGAACCATCACCTGATGGACCTTGAACACCCTGGTTACCGCTTAGTCCGATACCATTTGTGCCTTGAGCACCTGTAGTACCTTGAGCGCCTGGTTCGCCTTCTGAACCTTCAACACCTTGAACTCCAGCACCTCCGCCACCGCCGTCAGTAATACCGTAACCTGATAATGTGGTTGGTGTTCCTGTGATTGTAGACCATGCTTGGTTATGTGTGCTTGGAGGAAAACTTGATGGTACATCTGTTAAACTTGAATATGCAAAATTTTGTGTTAAACCAGATGCTTCGATAGTAATACTATCGTTTCCTGAATTTGTTGTAAGAGTGATATTTGAACCAGCAATGAACTCTACGGTATCTGTTGCTGAATCTGCTGAAACACTTGTTTGACCTGAAACTGAGAAAATACTAAAAGCGTTTTGGTTAACGTCGCCTCCGCCACCACCTCCGCCACCAGCACCTAAATTACCCCAAGCTCCGTTTTGGTAACCTTCAAAAGAATTAAGACTTGTATTGTATCTTAAAAACCCTGATGATGGAGTAGCGTCTCGAGCGCTAGTATCTCCTGCAGGAATTTGAATTGAGCCTGTTGCACTAGTCCGTGGTGCGATAGCATCAAAGTTATCATCCATTTCATCGTAAGTTAATGCCGAGCCTTTGTCGGTACGCTTTGTTATTGACATTACGTCGTTTCCCCTAATTCGTTGTAGTATTCGCCAACATACGAAATAAATCCACTACCTATTGATGTATCTGTTAATTGTATGTAGTCTTCTTCTGTATACCCTGAAGCAACGTAAAGACCAGCAGTAGGATACTGTATATTTATATAATCGTACTCGGCGTAGTCTGGCATAACGTATAAACCAGAAGTAGAGTAGTTTCCTTCTGCGTATCCTGGATTATCTACTACATAATCGTCATATGTGTATGCGAATAATTCTTCTTCGTGAGGAGTTAACAAGTAGTCTTCTATAGTTTCTCCCTCTGGTAATGGTACCGGCGGTGAGAAATCGTAAGCTTGTAAACGCAGTTGTTCTTTGACTACAGGATCTGTTTCAATCGCAATTTGAGCGAACAGAGCCGCATAGTCTGGCTTAGCCATTTTATCCAGCCTTTACAAATATAAACGATGCAGCAGAAGCATTTGGAACATAATGGCAAAGATGACCGCTTGTTACATCAGTAGCTCGATGCACAGGAATGCCAGCGGCAGTTACTCGCGCGGATCCACCGACTGCCATATCTTTACAGGCAGTACCACCGCCAATTACAATAGCCTTAAATCCACCAACACGTACTCTATTCTGTGGTGTAGTAAAGTAAGGTGTTTTGTGAAACGGTCTTGGGTGACCCGTACCTGTGCCAATACATGCATGGCCGATATGGTAATCCATAAATTGTCTTGTTATTGGAAACATTTTTTCTATCCTTTAAAAGTAAGAATGGCCCGAAGGCCATCCTTGCTTAACTTAAGCGGCTGCTAAAAGCCGTTCCTTTGCTAATATATATTCTTTTACGAGACCCGACCTGACGATGTCGTCTGGTGTAAATTGAACAGTAGTGAAACTATTAATTCTGCGTATTACTCGTAAAAATTGAGCAAGACCTGAAATGTCGGCCCTGTTTCTAGATATCGATAAGTCGTTTTGGTTTGTGTCTCCACAAAATACAATCTTAGACGATTCTCCCACTCGTGTGATAATTGTATCTAATTCGTGATATGTCATTGATTGGCACTCATCTACAATAATAATTGCATTGTCGAATGTTAATCCTCTAACAAATGAGGAAGTCATAAATTTGATCATTCCTTTTTGTTGTAATATTTGATATGCGTCTCCACGACCGAATAAGTCGTTAACGATATCTGAATACGGGACTGAATAGAGTGCTTCTTTCTGCTCTTTAGTGCCGGGCATAAACCCCTGTTCGCGCGTCTGAACTGCAGATCTTACAACGATGATTTGTTCATATCCTCCTTTCTTGAGTACGTCGGTTAGTGCTAAATACATAGCACACATCGTTTTTCCTGTACCTGCTGTTCCGATGGCGGCGATATTGTATCCTTCTTTATAAGAGTCAAACATGTCTCCTTGAGTTGGTGTTAATGGATTGATCTGTCTCATACCGAAGTTTTGGTTTAAGATGCTTACCATATGTTCCTGATCTCTTTCGACTCGTTGTTTTTCTCTTCTGGATAATCTTCGCTGTTTAGCTGCCATTGAACTCTCCTGTTTTGTGATACTACCAAGTATTGATAGTGTTTTTTGCACCGTCCTCTTTTCTTGAACCAGGATGGTGTGCTTTTACGTTTTTGAGAACATCACGAAATCCGGCATCAGGCTTAATTCGCCCAAGACGGTGCGCATCACCAATCGAAGGTGCGCTTACAATTCTTTGTTTCATGTGGGGATTGTCAAGCTTGAATGAATCAAGCTCTGCAATTTTCATAGTTAGATCTATGATTTCGTTGGTCTGTGTATTTTCAAATGTATAATTGGGCATACATTCTCCTATGTTATAATATAAAAAAAGCCAACCCATAATACAAGGTCGGCTTGAACGTTTTATTGTTAGGCCTGTATTATGACTTATTTATAAGTCTAACAGGCTAGAAGAGTTAATTTCCTGTAATTATTTCATAGATTTCTTTCCAAGTAGTAACTCGTTTTGCTGAGCCTGAATAGTTAGCGTTGAAGTCGTGACCCATTAGAATTGAATCTAAACCAAGTTCGATGCCCAAATCAGCATTCTCTGGCTTGTCTTCGATCCAGTAACAATCAGTACCACGATATTGTTCTAGTGCTTCATCTTTATCAGCACCTGTATCTAGGTAAACGAAAGTATCCCAAAGGCTTGGTCCAAACATTTCAATCAGGTTTTTAGTACGTAAGTGTTGAGCATAATAGTCATCACTTAAAGAACTAATTACACGGAAAACATATCCGTGATCTTCGTGTAGTTTACGCATATACTTAATAGTATCACGTAAAGGAGGTAAACAACGAATCCATGCAGATTCATTAAACATTCTAACGAGACGATTCTTTTCAACTTCTCCAAGACCATAACGCTTTGAAACATCATACTCAGCTTCAGCACCATCTACAGTTTTGTAGCCGTGCTTCTCCATCCATTGCTGGAATGAAAAGAGCCAATCGAGAAGTACTCCATCGACGTCTGTTAAAATTACTTTATCACTTAAACTCATATTATATTCTTTCATAGTTTTATTCATATTATTATTATAACAAAAAGGGGATTGAATGTCAACCCCCTTTTGCACTTTTTTTACATTCCAAACTTCAATTTAGCTTGTACAGTAGAACACTTATAACGCTTACCGGTTGATCCACATGTGTACTGGAAAGGATACTTACCAGCCCGTGTGTTGTAACCAGTGATAGCATCACCATTAGAGTTCTGCATTTTCAAGCCGTACTTACTAACTTCACTTTCAAGGATACGATCAGTGCGTGTTGTTGCACCTTTGATCTTAGCACCAACTTTGATGGTAACTTCAGCATCCGAGTAGGACATGTTACCAACTGCAATCTCAAGATTTGCCTTAACAGCATATTTGTTCATTACTTCTTGCATTTCTGAACGAAGAGCTTTAAGAGTTGCTTTGTCAAACTGTGCGAATTTAGTCATAATGTATCTTCCTTTTGATTGATTATATGTATATTATAAGCTAGTTTGATACCTTTGTCAAGGCTTTTTTTCATTTAATTTGAAATTAATTTCAAACCATCAAACTAACTTATTTCCTCATTTCTTATATACATTATACATCATCTAAGAATGAATGTCAAGGCTTTTTATCAGTTTTTTCACTTTTTTTACGCTTAATGTTAAAATCTTCATCATACCATCGGTCTGAGAACTTCTGCTTACGGGCTTCTTTAACCCGCCGCTTCTTGCTGTTCTTTCCCTTTGATTTGCTTGAATCTTCACTGCCCCATTCGTCATCTTCCCAAGCGTCGCGAAACTTCTTGATTGAATGCTTCTTACCCATTGTAGTATACCTTTGTTGCTTTATTCGGTTATTATTAGATCTGGAAATGCTTCCATGATTGTTTTCAGTGATAAGCCTTTGAATGGCTTCTTGCTAACCATTTGTACTAATGTTTTAGCATCATCATTATCAACGTCTTCTAAAAGACTAATAAACAGCTGTTCCCGTTTGATTGTTTTCAGCTGATCATAACCGCCACCCTTAATGAAAATTTTCAGACGACGAGCTTCTGTATATAACAGTGCTTTTGCTTCATCTTCATAATTATTTTCTGTCCAAGGAGGAGCAGTATCAGGTATTAAAAATTCAATACTCTTATCATATGTATAAGATAGCACAGTTCTCAGCGGCACATTGTCATTTGCCTGAAGAAAATCAACTTTTTCTTTAGTTGTTTTCTTAGAACCAGCACCTTGAATGATTTCAGTTATAGATATTCGTACTGCCATTTTTAAAAATCCTGTATGTCTGTAATTAGGTGCTTAAGCTTTTTCTGTACAAAGAAGTTAAACAATAGCTCGCGACCAATAGTTTTCTCTTCATTGTAAGCTTCAAGAATTTGATCTTGATATTTTTGAGGAATTTCTTCAAGATCAATCATCATCTTGTTGCGATAGAAACGGCGAAGAGTTTCTTCATCCATTACTTCAGTACCTTGCTTGTAAAGTGCAAGACGCTTTTGTGTCATAGCTTTTTGACGCTCGCCAACTGCTAAACAATTATCTGGAGATAAGATGTTTGGAACACCGTCGCCAGTATCACCTTTAAGAATATGCTCTTCAAGGTAAGCAGCAGGCTGATCATTGCGCAACCAACGCTTACGAATGGGATCATATTGATCGACGTTTGCATACTTTTGCAACTGAATAAAATCTTTATCAGCTGAAAGAACAAGGAACTTTTCAGAACCAATGTTTAATTCAGATCCATTATCATTGATAACAGCGCCGATAATATCATCAGCCTCACAGTGCTCGATATGAATTACTTTATATGGAAAGAATTCTTTCATCTCAGTACGAACGTTATTCATAATTTGAAACAAAGCATTCCAGTCCATACCAGACTTATCCCTACCAGCTTTACGATTTGCTTTGTAATAAGGATATGCTTCTTTGCGCCACGTATTTTTACCGTCGCAGCAAATTACGATCTCGCCGTATTCTTGTGAGAACTTTTTACGAGTTGATCGTACTGAGTTTAAAAACATGTGGCGAATGATATTCTCATCTGCTGCCACATCCGTGTGGTTACCAATGCTTGCGAATAGCGAAGCAAGAATAACTTGATTGTAGTCTACTAGTATAGCCATAATATTTTCCGTTTTAATTTAATCTACATAAACCATTATAAGCCATGTAGGAACAAATGTCAACCCTTTTTTATGTTTTTGGCTGACTTTTTTCTCTAAGAAGTTTAGTCCATAGATTAGAGAAAGTAGTAATGTCATTAGGAATCAGTCCAAATCGATCTGATCTAGTGAATCGGTTTAAGAACATAGAATCGTTCTTCTGGTGTTCTAAGACACCTTTAGCAATAGCATATGCCATTCTAGCATGATTAGTTGGATCTTCGTCATAATCATACATAATTGTAGCATTAGCTGCTGTCTCTGCCAAAGCACCGTAATTTGGATGGATACATACCAATCCAGATTTAATAGCTTCGATCAGAGCAATACACGAAGTCTCTTTCCATACATTTGGATATAAGAATACGTGTGCTTTATCTAAAGCCTTTAGTACCTGATCGTTAGGAACAGAACCGTGATAAGTCATCTTTGGATGATTGTGGATCTGTGTAAACA